CAGAGAGCCACTGGTAAGATCATCAATAATAACATGGAGTTGCTATTCAATGGTCCCACACTCAGATCTTTTAACTTCAGTTTTAAATTAAGACCAAGATCTGAAAGTGAATCAGTTCTCTGTAGAAACATCATTAAATCACTGAAGAGAGATTCAGCACCCAAGACAAGCAAAACAAATCTCTTCCTTGAAACACCAAATGTATTCCTCATCGAATACATGTATCAAGCACAACAGGGAAACACACCTACATACACACAACACCCCTTCCTGAACAAGATTAAACCTTGTGCTCTTACATCAATCAATGTTAATTATACACCTGATGGTTCATATATGACTTATGAAACTAATGGTTCTATGATTGGTTATGATTTAAACCTCACCTTCCAAGAGATTGAACCAGTCTATAGAAGTGATCAAGAGGCAGAATATACACAAGACAACATGGGATTCTAATGGCCAAAACTTACTTCAGAAACGTTCCAGACTTCAATTATGTTAGTAGACTGGAAGGACAAAAGAATATCTCTGAGTATATCAGAGTAAAAAATCTCTTCAAGAGGGTAAAAATAAGAGAAGATCTATTCAATGAACTTTCTTATTTCACAAAATATAAAATTATAGGTGATGAAAGACCAGATCAAGTTGCTTACAAGATCTATGGGACACAAGATTATGATTGGATTGTACTTCTGAGTAATAATATTTTAAATGTTCAATCAGAATGGCCACTGTCTGATGAATCATTTAACAATTACATGATTGACAAATATGGATCAGAAGATAACTTCTATACAGTTCGTCATTATGTGACAAAAGAAATAAAAGATAGCATCGGTAGAATTATTGTTCGTCCCGGTCTAGAAGTTCCCAGTGATTACTCAATAAGTTATTATGATTCTGGAGTACAAATTGAAACAACAGATACCACAGTAGCTGTAACAAACTATGAATATGAATCCAATATCCAAGATGAAGTAAGAAATATCTATCTAATCAAACCAAATTACCTCAATCTAGTCATTCAAGGTATTGATTCAATAATGCCAGTGAAACCAGGTTCTACACAGTATGTTAGTGATGACTTATCACAAGGTGACAACATTAGATTATATTCGTAAAAAAGTAATAGGCGTAAAAAATTCTGGGAAATATTTTTCCCCAGAAAATGAAATCAAATATTGATTTTCAAATCAGCTGTCAGCTAACTTGGCAAAATACGACATGGGATCATCATCGTCATCAGAAGACGAGGAGGGTTCCGTAGTCTTTGATGCCTGATAAGAGTCCTCAAGTTTCCTCATGACTTCTTCCTCAGATACTTTCTTCTCTTCTTGAGCTGCGTAGTTATCGTACTCAGTCTCTTCCTGAGGAGCCGAACGCTTCTTGGTTCCCAGGACATAGTCCATACGCTTCTTCAGGTCATCATAAGACTTGAATTGGTCTGGAGCAACCAGAGCTGAGAGTGAATACTCTTTCTTCCAGATAGCTTCAAGAGCATCATCGTCATCCAGGAGAGGGGACACACGGTCGAACTCAGAACTATCATAGTTCCAGTAACCAGCAACCTTCTTGAGTTTCAGTTTGAAGTTAGCACCTTGCCAGAAATCGAAAGGATTGATGGGGGTTTCATCTTCAAACTCAGGTTGCATAGCTTCCATGATCTTGTCGAAGATCTTCTTACCAAACTTGTAAAGGAAGACCTTACCCTCGTTCTGAGGATTGGCTTTGTCCTGAACAACATAGATGTTCGCGTAGAAGGAAAGTTTACGCTTTTGCTTACGAACAATATCTTTGTTCACATCCGTACCACTGTTCCACAATTCACGGTTCAGTTCACCGACAGGATCCTTACCACCAATAGTAGTCAAGGAGTTTTCGATGTACCAACCACCAGGACCTTGGAAGGCATGGGAGAATAGTTTGACCCAGGGGAGATCTTCTCCATCGGGTGCGGGGAGGAATCGGATGACTGCATATCCGTTGCCAGTCTTATCCATCTCTGGTTTCCACAGACGTTCGTCTGCTCCTCCACCAGTATTGTTTTGCTTCTCAACTTCTTTTACAAGCTTGGCTGTGAGGCTGCCAAGAGAAGACTGCTTCTTGAGATCGTTGAATCCCATTGTGTTACCTCGTATGATTGTATTTGGCTTTTGTCCCGTAGCTTAAAGGGGATTGGGTAGCCCCTGGTCTAGTATAGGTCATGGTGGACCCAGTGTCAAGACCCTTCTCGTATTGATTTTTTCATTGTGTCGATGATGGCGGACATGTTGTTAAAAACATATCCCAAATCAACATCGGGAGGAAAACCAAGTTGTTTAGCAGACTTAAGAATGTTTTCCTTCATCATTTTTGCTTCAGGATCATCAGAAAGAGAAAGTCTCGTATAGAGAATATTCTGTTTCTTGAGTAAGTTTTCAAGCATTTCTACATGTTCTAGTTTATCATCATCATCCATTTTGGAGAAGTTGAAAACCTTCGCATAAATTTCATCCTGAAGTTTTGAGATTTCTTTCATCTCTTCTTGTACAATTTCAGAATCGAAAAAACTCATTGTCCTACTACTACATCCTTTAAAATCTTTTTATATTTGAAGATGTCAATCTTCAGAAAGGTGTTATATTTATCCATCCTCATAGAGAGAAATTTCCAAACAGGATCATCCAGTTTCTTATCAAAAGTTTTCTTGAATCCCAAGATTCTATCAAGAATGATAAGTGTCTCTAGAGAGATGTTCTTTACTAGATGTTCTTTGATAATCTGTGGATGACTTAACCCCCTAAACTCAAACATACCATCAAACTTCTTTCCTGTAAAGGTGGTTTCTATCTCTTCTTTAAAAACATATGAGAGTGATTGAGTTCTCTTCTTCCAATCAGTATAACTTTTCTCTCCTTTCTGCATGATCTCCCCAATCCACAGTGATTGTGGGTCATCACAAGCTACAAAGTTAGAGACAAAGAATTCAATTACTTCTGCATCATCTTTCTGCCTACTGAGTTTCTCAAAGAAGAACCTGTCGCGACGTTTATAGAAACTTTGGAGAGATGCACGAGACTTACCACAATATTTATGGTAGTCATACTTAGGTTTGGTAAAGTGGTTCTTCAGTCCCAGATAGGACTTATAGGCGTCAAAGGGAGTCACCTTGGGAATCATATAGGAAGTTTTGCGTGTGAGGTTCTCTTAAGTAAATTGAGTTCTATAGCCTCGTACTTCAACTTTTCTTTCAGAGGTTTAGATAATAACTTAGGAACAGACTCGATGTCAACATTATTCTCTTCACAGAAGTAAACGATTGCATCAATATACTTCATACCACTGCCTCCTTTAGCAATAGTTTCAATCTCTTCCGTAAACTTACGAGAACAATAAAACTTGTTCTCAATAATTTTATTAATGTCTTCAGGTTTTGCCATATTCCTGTAATTTGAATTCAACAAACTCTCTAATATATTCGGAGAGAAGGTCGATGTACTTTCTTTTGTCGTATTCTTCATAAACTACTACTTCTCCGTCTTCACAAGACATAATGATTACAAATTTCTTGACCATGACCCCAGTCATTTCATATAACATACATGCGTATGCCGCACACTGAACAAAATGGTGGTCAACCCACTTCTTAGGTTTTGGTTTCTTAGATGTTTTAAAATCTATAATAGATAATTCACCTTCATACTCAGCGATACAATCAACACTACCAGCGATACCCAACTCATAACTGAATAGTGCTTGTTCTTGTGCGTGGATGTTATCGATCTTATCCAAAGTAGGTTTAGCCTGTTTGAATAACATCTCCGAGAGTGGTTGAACAGAAGGTAGTTTGGAGTTCTTCAGATAAAACTCAGCAAGAGTGTGCATATCTGTGCCTCTTGAAGTTGCCTGTTTGGTAACTTTATTGGCTTCCTTTTCTCCTACCTTTGCCCTCCACTCGCGAAAGATCTCTCGATTGTAGTGACTAATAACAGACGTAATGGATACTAACTTCTTACCATTTGGAGTGTCATAATATCTAACTCCATCAACTGTCTCCCGTGAGAGAGACGGATAATCAATTTCAATATGGTTAAAAGTCATAAACCCAATTCATGTTTAGCAACGATGTATTCTTTGACAAGACCACTTCTACAGATGTCCTCTGGTTGAAACTCAATAGTATCAAAGGATGGCATTTGATTGATGATTCTCATGAAATCAACAATACCATTCCTCTCATGAGTTTTTACCAAGTCAGTCTGTGTTGCGTCTCCACAGAAGTGAATCTTACTACTCTCACCTACCCTAGTAATGATTGAGTCAAGTTCGTGAAAGTTCAGGTTCTGAAACTCGTCAATAATAAGGATAGAATTATCAAAAGTTGTACCTCTAATAAAAGATGTACTCCAGAAACTTATTGTACCCTGAGCTTTGAGATTTGCATAGAGCATCTCGAAAGAATTGTCATCAGGCATCTCAAACATGTATTTCACCATGTTCTTATATGGAATCTGATAGATATCAGATTTATCCTCATGATCTCCAGGAAGGAATCCAATCTCTCTGGTGGGTACAAGAGACCTGACGATGTAAATCTTGTCATATGGTGTCTTCGTATCCAACACATCCATAAGAGCGTTGTAGAGGGTAATAAAGGTCTTTCCCGTACCAGCTACACCATATGCCACTAAGTTCTTATCTTCTGAGTATGATTCAAAGAACTTCTGTTGATTTTCTGTCAGTGGTTCAATCTTCTTAATGTAATCAAGATTGATTGGTTTCTTTCTTTTCATCACTCTATTACTCATACCAAAGGGAACTGGGTTAGTACTACCGATACCTGACTTACTCTTTCTTGGCATAAAATTAATCGTAGTGTTTAAGGGTTGCCCCTGGTTGTTTCTTTGCTTCTCCGATCACATCTTTCCAACCTGGATATTTGGTATAGAGTTTCGAGAAAGGTTCACCCATCTCAATTCCCAGTTTGGGGGCATTGTCTGGAGTATAATATCTTTCCCAATCGGGGTTATCATCGTTCCACTGATCCCAGTCATGAATGCTCATCACGACTTCTTTGGTTTCACCAGTTTCCTTATTTTTCACAGGATATGTCGCCACAATTCACCTCATCATGTGTTGTATTTAGTTCCACTCCAAAGCTTCAGAAATGGAAGGGAACTGTTCAACAAAGATACTCTTTGCTGAGTTGGCAATATCCATATGTTCCTTCTGAGTTCCATGTGCAGACCTCAGTTCAATGTAATGAACCCAACTGCGAATTGAGCCAGTCATATACATCTTGGTTGGTACGGCGAGTGGAAGCACAAAGCGAGCACATTCTTTTGCAATTCCCTCATCTAGCATTCTCTGATACAACTCCATTCCCTGTTGGAAGTGTTGTTGCATCAACATCTCATATTTCTTAACCATGAATGAATCAATATCATCGATACTATTCTGTCGGTTCTTGTCGTCTTGTCGTCGCAGTTGTGGTAGGGGGATCGTCTTCGCGAGTAGGGAAGAATCAGCATAACGTTGTGAAAATTCCTGATATGTAAAAGAACGGTGACGCAAGACTTGAGCTGCCAGTCCTCTAGTAGTTGAGATCTCCAGAGTCATAAAAGCTTGTTCAAAAATACTCCAGTGCTGATGTTTAATACAATACTTAATCAGACCAGAGAACTTCTC